GATGCAACATCCCCTTTTTTTGTATGATGTGCTATAAATATAGATGAATGCCGAAAGGGTTCAATTAATAAAGTCGCTTTAGGAGGACACTATGACTTCACTACAAAGATATCACTCTGCAAACTTACCAGAGTTGATGAAAATAATTTCAAAGAACGGTATAGGTATGGATGATTACCTTGACCGCTTTTTTAATTCTTTTGAAACCACAACAAACTATCCACCATATAATCTTATTCATGTAAATAATGTTGAATCTGTATTAGAGATTGCTCTAGCAGGATTCGGTAAGAAAGAACTTAAGGTTTACACTGAATATGGAAAACTCGTTGTCGAAGGGCAGAAAGAAACTAATAAAGAGGCATCATCCGAGTATGTCCATCAAGGACTGGCTCAACGAAGTTTCACAAGAGAGTGGGCACTTTCAGATGATGTTGAAGTCAGAGAGGTTCAATTCAAAGATGGACTTCTTACCGTTAAGTTGGGTAAAGTAGTTCCAGAACATCATGCAAGAAAAAATTATCTTTAATGTCTAAAGGATACGATTTATTTGGAGACCACGGGCGAAACTTACCCACTCCTCATGGTAGTGGGACAAGGCCCATGTATGCTGACATGGGTAAGTCTTGTAGACCAGATCCAAATCGTAAGATTGAATATCCTCATGTTGTTGCTCTGTTCACTCTTGATTCGCATAATACCAGTTATTTTTTCAAGAGAGAAGATGGTACATACTATTGGTTACATTGTCGTAAAGACAAAGATGATGTATACGTAGATGCAGATGAATTACAATTAGATATTCTAGGTAATGATCCGATTCTAAGTACGGAGTACATCATGAAAGCAATTTTTTAGGGATCTTTACAGATCCCTTTTTTCATATATAATAAGTAAAAATACTTACTCACATGAATCACGCTGCTTTCCTTGCAATCATCGGAATCTATCTAATATGCACACCATCAATTAGTTCATTTATATTTGCTTGACGAATTATTAAGTTATGATATAATAGAAGAGTCAGAGAAATACTGGCTGCGGTTATGCCCTTTGGTAGGTTCAGCATAAGCGGCTATAGGAATCTACCATATTATTATTTTGAGACATGTCAATCAAAGTTGCAGTTTTACAATCAGGTGATCAAATTGTTGCAGATATGAAAGAGATCGTATCTGAAGATAAACCAATAGCATACCTATTTCATAAACCCCAAAAGGTGATATTAAATAATCAGATTGTATTATCTGAAAATAAAGATCAATCATCAATCGAAGTTACTCTTTCAAGTTGGATCTTAATATCTGACGAGGACGATGTTCCTGTTTCAGTTAATCAAGTTGTAACTTTAGTTGATCCAGTTGAGAGTATAAGAAAAATGTATGAGGAGAAGGTAAATGGATCAGATTATTAAATGCTTATTACTTAAGAATGGTGATATCATAATATCACAGATTATGGAAGTTGATACAGAACTTGGAGGCCCTGATTGTAAGTTAATTAAACCATTTAAAATGGTTGCATCTTCTGCAGACTATAAATTAGAAACATGGTTAGACTTTACATCACAAACTGATATGATGATACATTCTGATAGTATTCTTACCATAGTTACCCCAACTCCTGCTATACTATCTGAGTATGTTGAGTTGATTGCCTGATGAGATTCTATACTAATGTACAGTTAGTTGGAAACAATTTTTTAGTTCGTGGTTATGAAAATGGCAAACATTTCATGACACGAGAATCTTTTTCACCAACACTTTTCGTTCCTGCAAAAAAGAAAACAAAATATAAAACTCTAACTGGAGATTCGGTTGAACCAATTAGACCCGGTTCAGTTCGTGATTGTCGTGAGTTTATTAAAAAGTATGATGGTGTACAAAATTTTAAAATATTTGGAAATGATCGATATATCTATCAATACATCTCTGAGATGTATCCTGAGCCCGAAGTAAAGTTTGATATAAGCAAAATTAAATTAACCACTCTTGATATAGAGGTTAAATCTGAGAATGGATTCCCTGATGTAGAATCTTCTGCAGAAGAAATATTGTTGATATCAATTCAAGATTATAATACAAAACAGATCCGCACATGGGGTCAAGGAGACTTCAATAACAAACAAGATAATGTCATTTACAAGTCATTCAATTCTGAGTATGAACTTCTAAATGCCTTTATTAACTGGTGGATGATTGAAGATAATACACCAGAAGTTATTACAGGTTGGAATATTGAATTGTATGATATTCCATATCTATCTCGCAGATTGGAAAAAGTCTTGGGTGAAAAGTTAATGAAAAGACTTTCACCTTGGGGTCTTGTAACCGAAGATGAAATTTATATCTCAGGACGTAAACATATTGCATATGATGTAGGTGGTATTACACAACTTGATTATCTTAATCTTTACAAAAAGTTTACCTATAAAGCACAAGAGTCATATCGATTAGATTATATTGCAAGTGTTGAACTTGGACAAAAAAAACTTGACCACTCAGAGTTTGATACATTCAAAGATTTCTATACAAAAGGTTGGCAGAAGTTTGTTGAATATAACATCATTGACGTAGAACTTGTTGATCGTCTTGAAGATAAGATGAAGTTGATTGAACTTGCAATCACAATGGCCTATGACGCAAAGGCAAACTATGTCGATGTATTTTCACAGGTTCGTATGTGGGATACAATTATCTACAACTATCTTAAGAAAAGAAATATTGTTATACCACCTAGAGAAAGATCAAATAAGTCTGAAAAGTATGAGGGTGCATATGTAAAAGAACCGATTCCCGGAAAGTATGATTGGGTAGTTTCTTTCGACCTTAACTCTCTGTATCCGCATTTAATTATGCAGTATAATATTTCACCTGAAACTTTACTTGATACAAGACATCCACATTCAGGGGTGGATAAAATCTTAAATCAAGAAGTTACATTTGAGATGTATAAAGATAATGCTATCTGTGCAAATGGTGCGATGTATCGAAAAGATATTCGTGGTTTTTTACCAGAACTAATGGAAAAGATCTACAAAGATCGAACCATTTACAAGAAAAAAATGTTGGAGGCAAAACAATTATATGAAAAGAAAAAGACAAAGGCACTTGAGAAAGAAATATCAAGGTGTAACAATATTCAAATGGCGAGAAAGATACAACTTAATTCTGCTTATGGTGCTATCGGCAATCAGTACTTTCGTTATTATAAATTAGCGAATGCCGAAGCAATCACTCTATCTGGACAGGTATCCATCAGATGGATTGAGAATAAAATGAATCAAAAGATCAATCAAATTTTAAAAACGGAGGATGTTGATTATGTCATTGCTAGTGATACTGATAGTATCTACCTTAACTTGGGCCCTTTGGTCGATGCTGTATACGAAGGGAGAGAAAAAACTAATCAAAGCATTGTTGCGTTCCTTAATAAGATCTGTGAGATGGAATTTGAAAAGTATATTTCGAGTTCTTATGAAGCGTTGGCCAAGTACGTAAATGCTTATGATCAAAAGATGTTCATGAAGAGAGAGAACATTGCAGAGCGTGGCATTTGGACAGCAAAGAAAAGATATATCTTAAATGTATGGGATAGTGAGGGTGTAAGATATGATGAACCCAAACTGAAGATGATGGGTATTGAAGCGGTCAAGTCATCAACTCCTGCTCCTTGTCGCACAATGATTAAAGATGGACTCAAGTTGATGATGAATGGTACAGAGGAAGATGTAATTAAGTTTATTGATGATTGTCGTGCAAAGTTTAAAACACTTCCACCAGAAGAAATAGCATTTCCTCGCACTGTATCTGATGTTAAAAAATATTATAATTATACAGACATCTATATCAAAGGCACACCAATACATTGTCGGGGTGCATTATTGTTTAATCATTATATTAAGAAGAATAAACTTGATCGTAAATACTCATTGATTGGTAATGGTGAGAAGATTAAATTCATATATCTCAAAAAACCAAACATCATTCGTGAGAATGTTATATCTTTTATTCAAGACTTTCCACACGAACTTGGACTTGACAAGTACATAGATTATGATCTACAATTTGAAAAGAGTTTCGTGGAGCCACTCAAGGCAATACTTGATGCGATTGGGTGGAATGTCGAAAAAACTGTAAACCTTGAATTATTTTTTACATGATGGTGGTCTTATGAAAGAAGAAGAACTTTTGCAAAAACTTGATGATATTGCAAAACAACTCAAAGGTAAGATTACTTACAGCACCTATGGAAATAGTATGGGTAAGTCATCTAAAACAGTAACCATTGAATATGA